TCGTAAATAAGTGGGAACATATTTGTTGATGACCCTAGGGCTGTGAATGCAAAGTTAGTAATATCATCAACCCTTAGCATTGGAGAGATGTCTCCAAAAAAAGGCTGAATAAAATGTCGGGCGGTTTCGGACTTACCGCTTCCGGCTTGCCCGTGTATCATTAGCACGGGGAATCTCACGGAGTGTGATTCATATAATCTTTGCTTAACAAAGATACTGATACACCACCCGACAATAGTTGCACACACAGATATATCATTAAACCGAAAGATATACCTGATAAAATTTTTCAGCTCAGCAGGACTTATGCTAACCTCAGGTGAAAAAGTCAATTCTTTTTTTACAGCGGGGTTAAAGTAGATAAAGTCTTCTCGTTGAGAATTTTTATCCCAGCTCATTAACTGGGTTAGCACTATCCAATTCTTGCTTAACGGGTCTTTTATCATACCAACACTACTACACCCTTGCACCGAAGGTAACTTAGGATAATGTTGATTCATATAATCTAAAACCCTCATTAAGTCATTCTCTGAGCCATACCATAATAACTTATGATATAAAGACATAATCTTACGCTTAAAGGCGGGAAGAGAAGAAACATCTCCGGCATCAAAGCTAACGGATTTAATCATCTTATCTGGAGTTATTAAGTCCCAGACCCTGCTAATCTGGTCTTCAATTCTAACTACTCTAACAGGCTCGACAGTAAAAGTAGATAGCTCTTTATCTACTTTAGCGCCCTCAATCCAATATCTACCCCTAGACTCGTACACAGGAGTGCTAACTGAATTGGTTTTGATTCCGGCAACAGCCGGAGATTTATAAGGGACTTTAACATCGTCTTTAAAATTAGTATTTTTTTGAATCCAATTATAAGTAATAGGCTTCATTCCCTCACAAGACAATATCTTTTGTTGAGTTAGTTTTCTATCATAGCGTCGGCTGTCAAGCGATGATATATTATGTATTGCCTTTATTCCTTCGTCTCCGAATGGTAGAAGATTCGTAACGAGAGAAATCCAAGCATTGTAGTCAACTAAAGAAGGATTGTTTTTACACCAAGCGACAAAAGGGTCTCCGAGTACATTAATTAACCCGTCGGGAGCGTAGGTATACTCAATAGTATCTTGCTCATAAACAGCAGAGCTTTCAACTTCATTAAGTAGTTCCCACTTATCGAGAAGAGTGTTTATGATTTCGGGTGTTAGCTTAACGACTTCGTCTAAAAATATCTCTATATCAGAGACATCTTTATATTTATAGCCCTTTTCGTCAATAAAGTGTGTGCCTTTATCAATAAACATCGCACTAAAAGGCATATGAATTAAGTTTCCAAAGCCTTTTGATGTTTCAAACAACCTGTCTTGTGAGGGAAAAAACCTGTCCATTGAAGAGAGCTTGTCGGCTCTGCAAGCTAACAAGAATCCCCCCATTAGCCTCCTTGCCTTCCAAGATTCTATCTCTTCGGAGAAGAAAAACCAAATATGCATTCCGTTTCCGGACTTTGAAATCTCTGTGTAGAAATTTATATTCAGCTCATCTGCTAACATATGCATAGCATTTAGAGCTTCAGTAGCTTCTTCTTTTTCAGATTCTGAATGAAAGTCAAAGTCAGCAGATATCCATTTAGTTTTATTTCCCTCAAGTAAAGGGTAAATCCCTATCCCATAAAACTTTTTATCTGTGACATGTTTCTTAATTAATTCTTGAGTTAGCTTTTGTTTTACAGACTTATAAGCGTAGCGCTTTGTCCGTTTATCATAGAAACATTCTGCGTACACATCACTCCGTGCATAGAATAAATCTATTAGTTTTTTATATATTTTCATTATATCTCCCCGTGCAAGGTTGTTGTGCGGGGGCTTTCGCCCCCGCTGTGATTATTTAAAAGATTTCATTAGCCTCTTTAGTAGCATCTACCTTAGGCTTCTTCATATCTTTTCCGAACTCGTTATCTTTTTCCATCTCAGGACTGCTAACGAACTCTCTTGATGATTCCCAAAGCTGCGAAGCCGTGCTAACATCAGCATCTGATGCTGCGGACTTAGGCTGCGCTTTAGCATGAATCACATGATACTTATTACCACCCTTCTCTTCAACAGCAGAAGATATTTTGAAATAACTTCTCCAAGAAGGTCTGATATACATAAGATTAGCATTAAGGTTTTTAGCAAACTTTGCCGAAGCACCTTTAAATGTAATCATAGCCGGCATTATAGAGTCCTTAATAAGAACTAAATAATGATAGCTTTTAACGGCATGAGAGCCGTCTTCTTTCCACGCGAACTCTCGAGGCGCAATCAAAGAGCCGTCTTCCCAATGTTTGCCGTCACGGCTAAACTTTAAGACTTCTCTTCTGCCCGATTCTCCAACCTCTCCAAATACGCGCGCAGTTGTGTAGTAAGAAACGACAACACATTCAAGGCTATTACCATATATTTCTCCGGTAACAGGATTTACAAAATCTCCCGCCTTAACATTTTCGCCCTCAAACTCAGACATATCAGATATTTTCTGCCACAATACTATACTAGGTATTCTAACATCTGATTTATCTATTTCCATTGCATAACCCTGTGGTACTGCTATGTTACTACTCTGCTTTGTTGTTATTTTATCACTCATTGTTTTATCCTTTTTTTCTTATTGTTAACTTTTCAAAACTATCAAACTCAGCACTCTTTGGCATAGGCAGTTGTCCTTCCATAACCATTCTATGTATTTCCTGTACTCCGCCTAAGTTAAGTTGGCGCCTTAGCACGAACTCAACATCGTTTCTAGCACAGAACTTCTGAAATGCTTGATAGTCACTTACTTTCATTGTGACAACTCTTTCTTTCCAACATGTACCCGCTCCGTCTACGCTAACTATTTCCGACTTTTCTTCGTCTTCCGAGATAGAGAGGTCTTTCGTGATTTCTTCGTTGACCCTTTTGAGCTCGTCTTTGAACGGCTTCGCGAGGGCTTCTTTTTGTTCGATTTCGTCTTTGATTTCGCGCCAATAGATGATTTTTTCTTTAAGCGTGAAGTCTTCGGTGTCTTTGAACTGCATTTTTTCTTCTCCTTCTTTGTTTCGTTGTTTTCATTTGTTCCCCATATTAAGTCCATAAGGTCTTGAAATATATCTTGAACACTTTTACTCATTATTTTTCTCCTTTGATATCTTCTATCATTGAATAAACCATATCATTAAGTCCTTGTTTTTTCATAACGGCTTTATAAACTCTAAAATCCACGCTTTTATCAGCACACAGAAATGTATAGTTGCAAGTCTTAGACTGTCCAATCCTATGAATCCTTTCTTGGGATTGATATAAATCATCAAGAGAGTAAGACAAAGAATAGTAAATAACATTAGAACAATTAGTAAAAGTAAGCCCATACTTAGCACTCTGAACATTAGCAAACAAAATACGAGCATCGCCGTCTTTAAACCTTTGAATGGCTTCTTGTTGAGAAGTGACTGACTGTCCTCCATGTATGAATGCCCCATCTTTGTACAACTCCTTAAAGATTGCTATCTCTCCTTTATAAGTGCAGTAAACAATAACTTGTTCATCTGCTAACTCTCCCATTAGCATAGAGTCTAGCTCTTTATTTTTAGCGTTATGAAATTCTGTAAAAGTTTTATCTCCATCATCTTCGTGATACACAAAACCACTTGTTATCTGTGACAGTTTTTGTAGCTTAGCACCGGCATTAACAGCCGTAATTGTTTTATCCTCAATCTCAGTTATAAACTGCTTAGCCATTTCATCATAAAATTTTTTCTGTTCCTTCGTCATAGTAATCTTTCGTATATTATATATTTTCTCCGGCAAGTCTAAACAATCATCTTTTTTATGCCTAATAACCAATCGCTCTATTTTAGAGGCTATAGACTCAAAGCCTTTCTTCTTAGGCACCCACTCTTTATTCATGTAAGACCATGGATTAGGAGTGAAATATTTATGCCTAAATTGATAGAAAGAGCCACCCAACAAACTAGGCTCCACTATATTAAAAGGAGCATATATCTCCATAAGATTATTTGGAGTAATTAGTCCGGATATAATAATTCTTATTGGTC